AAATCTCTCCTATTATTAGCATTAACCATATCTCCCCCAACAATGCTTACTACTGTTCCAATGATGCCATCCATCATAAAAAGAAAGCCATCTAGCAGCTTTTACATTAGTTTCTGCATCATACATATCTAGTTCTTTATTATAGATATCATCCTCAAGCCATTTCTCAGTTCTATTATTAAATTGAAACAAACCCTGATCTATTGAGCCATCTCTGTTATAGCCTGTAGCATTAGCATATCCTCTACTTTCACAATAAATAACAGTTAATGCAAGAGCTTCATCCTCTTTAAAGTGGATATTAACTAATGGAATCCACTCCTGCACCACCTCTACTAACTCACATTGATTAGATACTTTATATATATCAGTTACTTCATCTAGGTTAAAATGAACAGTACCTAACAATGAGCAAGTTAATAAAAGTTCAATCACTCATCATCTCCTAAATCTGCCCAACAAATATTGCAGACAGAGTGATCCTCATCCTTTTCTGTTATTGCTTTAGTGCAAAACATACAATTACCAGAGAATGGAGCTGCTTTAACATTGTCATTAGCAATCTGATTATTCCAGAATACTTGTAATGGCTTACTTAATTTACTCATAAATTAATAAACCATCCCATTTTAGAATTTTTTAAAGCTTTTATAGACTTACTTCCACAAGCTACAAATAATGAGCCTGATGCAGAAGTGCTTGTATCATTTCTTTCTGGATTAATAAATTTTAATCTACCCTTAGTAAATAAAAGTGCATCTGCTTTAAGAGCATAATTATGAAACCATCTTGTATCTGTTCTTGCAAAAACTAGAGCAATACCATCTCCATGCTTTACAAATCTATTAAGCCAAGATCCTGTAGCTATACCATAAGGAGGATTCATCCAAACAGTTCCCTCCCAATCTTGTGTTAATCCATCATCTTGCTCTGTATAATACTTTTTAGCAGGAATCCAATCAACACCACCAATAGGAGAAGCTACATCAATATCAAATTCTATATCTAATTTATCAAACACCTCTGGAGGTGTCCACCAATCAACACTCTGAATCTTTGTTGCAGCTCCTTTTACATCTGCAAAAGCAGTTGGTCTATATTTATTACTCATGAAGCCCAATCCTTTATGTAGGCATAATGCTTTCTAGGAGTTCCATCCATATTTAGCTTACCTGCAACCTTAAAATTACAATTACACTCCTCTTTATAGATTTTAGAATTGTAATCTCTGTTTAATCTATGCACAGCTTTTCTTAAGTTTCCAGAAGTAGAGAACTCTGGATCTAATGAACAAATCCTGCCCTCTACTTCTAAAATATATCTAATTTTTCTAAATTCTGATATATCTTTCTCTAAAAAAAGCATTTCAGTAAAACTATGCTTATTCCTAGCAAATAAACCTAACATTATGAAGCTTTCTCAGAACTAGCAATATCTTGAATCTTATCTTTTACTGCTTGTAGATTAGTAATAGTTACATCCTCTTTTCTAATTCCTAGCTCAGTTAAAGCACTAGCAGTATAAAGTCTTGCTTTATCAAGATCTTGAGCTGTGCAATCCATAGCAAAATCCTTAATACTATTCATTACAGCTTGTGCTTTGTGTGAAATATCAGTAACTAATCCCTCAGCTTCTAATGCTTCTACTTTCTTATCTAAATTAGATTTCTCTGGAGCTGCATCTTTACTAGGTGCAATACCAATCATCTCCTCAGCTAAAGTAGATTCAGAGAATACAATTCTTAAGCACCTGCCATTAGCTTTTGTGTTAGCCATCTCAAACCAAGAATTATGATCTTTGCTTGTCTGCTTTGCATAGGCTACAGCTTTTGGCTCTGTGTCATCTTTTGTTTCATAGAATGAGCTTTTAAATATTACCCAATCATCTCCATATCCAATCATTTCTGCAATTAATCTGCATTCTGGATATTCTGTATTCATTTTGTTGATGAGTTCATCAACAGTTGTATAGTCCTCTAAGAACTTTGGCATTTGTGCCATTTTCAACCTCCATTTTATTTTTTCCAATATATTTCATATTCCTGCATCCATCCCACATAGCATTGTTCCAAGCTATATTTTCTGCATACTTGAATCCCCATTGTGTTTCTATTGTGTAGAAATTCACAACATTTTCCTCATTATTCCAATAAAGAAACTTATAACACCAATTATATTTATTTGGATTTTTTGCTTCAAACATTAAAAAATGTTTGCTTTACTAAGGATCTCTCCTTTGTGTAGTCTTGTTTCAAAGTCTATCTTTTTATTTAACAGCTTTTCCTCTATCCACATCCAAGCAAATAGAATTGTTATTATTAATGAAGCAAAGCCATATAAAGCTAAGCCTAAATAAATCCATTCCTGAATCATCATTGTTACCTCCTAATCAACTATTTTTTAAAATTAACCAACTTGGCTAATATCACAATTTGGGCAGTAATAGTAATCTATACCTCCCTCATTGCTGTAGTAAATGTTTTCACAATTACACATTTTTATTATCTCCTAATCAACTAATACTTATAATCTAACATTAAAGAAAATTTGTCATATTGTAAAGCATTAAAAGTAGAAATTAAGATTAATAAGCTCAAGCCCCTTAATAGGCTTGAGCAATATTGAGTAAGTGTTGTTGTGTTGGTTGTAGGTGGAACTAACCCTGTGCCACTCCCTCCCAAAAACCAGAATGCCTAAATTTAGTAGCATTTAAATATGTGGAGTAATAGGCTTTAACCCTAGTTTATATGAGGTGTAGCTAGTCCTCTAATCTTAGATCCTAATCAACTATCTCTTTTTGAAAGCTACAGAAAAAGTTTATTTGTGTATAACACTATAAACTACAGTTAAGACAAAAAGGCATAAACTGAAATAAATTAATTTTTGTTCCAGAGCTTTGTTATAGTTATTAATGAGCAGGTGGAGAATATTCATATACATACCCCTTTGTGTATGTTCATTGTAGCCCTAATCAACCTCAACCTGCTTAACAAAAAAGAGGAGATACAAATCTCCTCTTTTTTTATATACAAAAGGAAAGCTATTGCTAGTATTCCTAAAGTAAAATTTTAACTTACTTTTTTCTTTGCATAAGTCTTTATTACAGCTAAAGCTGCACCACCACCAGAAATAGCAGCTAATTGTAAAGCATTAGCATCTACTCCTACCAATGGAGATATAGTTAAAGCACCAATAAATGCTTCTACAAAAGTCCAAATAGCTCTTTCAAGCATATCTTTCATATCATCTGACATAACTCACTCCTCCTCTTTTAATTTTGTTTGTATTATTTTAAATTGATTGCATTTTTTATTAATACATACAAAAGCCTTATTAATTAATTCTAGTTTTTCCATACAGGAATGGCATTTTATATTCATGATTGTGAATGAGTTAAATTATTTAACTTGCATTCCCTTTAGTATGATTGCTTGTCTAAGAGCTTTAATCTCAGCTTTTAGATGTTTTATTTCTGTAGATAATATATCCATTATATCCTCCTGATTCTTAGAAACTTGAGATATATTTACAACATCATCTGTTGCTTTATTAGAAACAATAGCTCCATCAAAGTTTTTATAAGTTACAGTTACTTCCTCTCCAGAAAGAATTGCATCTCTAACAACAGGATAAACTTCCTCATAAGCAGCTCTAGAAGCTCCTCCAAAAGCATCTTTCTGAGTTTTTGATAGCAATAAACAACCTTTGGTATCTTTTGGGCTATTCCCTACATGCCAAAGCACATAAGAATAATTTGGAACATTATTTACTAAAATCATGCCCTGATGCCAATTTGGTCTATCAGCATACCTAGTAGAGTACCTATTGTGGAAACCTCCCTCAGCTCTTAGTGTTAGCTTATAAGTTCCAGCAGGGATTCTTGTTTCTCCATAAATCTTTGTGGGATTGTATTGATCCTCCATTGTGTAGCATAAAAAGGATCTTACATTGTCTGTTACATCAAATAGCAATCCAGAAGTGAATGTTGTACCACTATTAAATCTTAATACTTCAAGTTTCATATTTACCTTATAACCTTAATATAGTCCCACTTAGCTTCTCCTCCAATTACAAAAGTTAGCATTCCTGCCCTAGATTTGTCCCCTTTTGTATTTTCAAACCATTCTGAGCCTGAATCTAATGTTGGAGCTTGTAGTATCAACCTATCAGAGCTTTCATAAGCAGAAAAATAATGGTAATGCCCATGCAGTACAATATCAGCATCAGCTGTTTCACTTCTTGAAAATGCTTGATCTGATAGCCATTTTCTTGCTTTAGCTTGTGAATTACCTGCTCCTCTCATCTGATGCCCATGTAATAAAAGCAATACTGTATCTGATACTTCTATTGTTAAGTGCAATTCATTGTCTGGAATAATAAAATCTAAGCTTTTACTGTATGCAGGAGATTCTTTAAATATTTCCTGCAACTCCTCTGCTAACATCACATCTTTATTATCTGCAAAAGTTGTATAAGCTTTGCCATTCTTTCTTGATTCTCCATGATTGCCACCAATAAAACAAACTACACCCTTACTAAACAATGGCATAATCTCTTTAATTATTGTATAAATCATTCTCCTAGCTACTTTTTGCTGCTGTCTTTCATCTAAAACTGTGCTAAATTCCTGCATAGCATAATGATTAGAGCAAGATTCAACTAGATCCCCTAATCCTGCAAACAATACTTGATCTAATGGCTCTACTTTTTGGATCTGCTTAACTTGTGCCTTAATCTTAGGAATATAGTCTATAAACCTCTCTATTGCTTCCTCAGTACCCTCTTTTCCTATTTGAAAATCTGCAAGTGCTATAACAAAAGTTTTAGAATCTTTTACAGGCTTCTTTTTATCTTGTTTCTTTAACCTACCTGCACTTGCTAGGAGCTTCTTAAAGTCCTCATCTGGCATATATTCATCACTAGAAACTATTTTTGCTTTAAAGTAATAAAGCCTTTCTATGTTTCCATTACCAATATTGGAATCCCAATACCTAATTTCTGCTTGATTCTCCAGAACTTTGTATTTATGGGCATCTTTACCAAAATAAGACTCTAGTTGCTCTTTCCAATCAATGTCATTAGATTTCTGAGGGCTAGATACTATCTCTCCTGATCTTGTAGCTTGATTAAAAGAAGCTGATGGCTCAAAGCCTTTTGGATGATTAACTTTCTTTTTAGACTTTCTAGGATCTCTATCCTGTACAGTTTCAGCAAACTTTTTAAGGTTATTTGATTCTGCCATCTCTATAATCCCTAAAGTATCTCCTTACTGTGTTGTAATTGAGATGTTTGAATTGCTCATATTGATCTACTAAATATTGAGCTGCTAAAGTATCTGAAATATATTCTGATTCAGCTTCTTTTGCCACTTCAAGAAAGATTTTTTTAGCTTCTGGATCATCTAATATAAATCTA